CGCCGCCTGCCGCGACGCATTGTTCAAAATCTGATTCAGATTGAATTTTCCCATGATGTACGCCCCTTTCTGTCCGAATCGGACGGTTTATCTGTGTACGCCAATTCGTCCGGCACCTGTAATCAGTTTGAACGCTTCCCGGCACCCGTCCGGGTCCCCGCAACCGGGCCAGAATCCCGCTCGGCAAAAGCGTTTGTCCGTCACGTCGTCCACGTCCAGCCGATCACAAATCCCGCATTGATACGCCCGTATTTTCCCGTTTTTGCAATACTCCGGGGACAGCTTCTTTTCCTTCATGCCTTTCCCCTCTGCAAATATTCCCGCACGAAAGCGATATAGTCCATAGCGGTCCCACTCCGGCGGCTGTATTCCGCAATCGGCATTTCCGAAAAGGTGCTTTCGGTGACTTTCTCCGAATACCGAATGCGGGTGTCAAATACGGGGTATTCCGGGCGGCTCCGCAACCACGCTTCGCCCTGCTTCTCCGCGTCGGCCCGGATAAAGCAGGTAATCAGGCACCCGGCCAGCCGCAAGCGCGGGTTCAAGTCGTCCCGCGTGTCCTCGATCTGTTCTTTCAGTTCGGCCAGCCCGTCGAAAGCGTACTTGTCAATCTTAATCGGAATAATCACGTCATCGGAGGCAACAAGGGCGTTTATCGTGGAAATGTTGATGTCCGGGGCGTTGTCGATAATGCAGAAGTCATATTGCCCCGCTACGGGGTCCAGCGCGGCCCGCAGGCGCGTTTGCTGTGGCCGGGTGGTGTCCATCAAGACTTCCATATTTGCGCGAATCAGCGTCATGTTAGCGGGCAATACGTCGATATTCTCGAACCGGGTCTTTTTGATGACCTCCCGCACGTCCAACCGCCGGGCGGTCAGAACGTCGGAAAGGCTCTTTTCGTCGTAGGAATGGACCCCGAACGCCTTTGACGTGTTGCCCTGCTTGTCGTTATCCACAAGCAAAACCCGCTTATTGTGGAAAACCGCGAGGACGTGGGCCATGTTGTCGGCGGTTAGCGTCTTTGCAACGCCACCTTTCAGGTTGATAATGGAGATAATTTTCATCGGTCAAACCTCCTTGTTGTATTTGCCCCGCTCCGGCGGGTCGATTATTTCCGCTTCTTCCGCGGCGGCGCTTCCAACCGCACCAACGGGCCGCGTCCGTCCAGTTCATACAGGAACACGGTTTCCCCGGTCTGTGTGCTGTGCTGGCAAACAACGTCGGTGATCGTGCGGACCGCCGCCGGAAATTTGAATGCCAGTTCCGGCGGGTGAATTTCCCGTTCAGTCACGATCTTGTCGCCTATCTCATAGGGACAGCAGGCGGAAATTTTTATGGTTGTCATGTTGTCGCCTACTTTCTGTTCTGTCCGGCGCGGCGTTACTCGAACCGTCGCTTGATGAAGTCCACGAATTCCGGCGGAAGTGGGCCGCTTTCATCCCCTGCAATCAGCATTACGCCTCCGCTTTGTGTCGCGGCTTCCCGTTGTTCCGGGCGCGGGGTCGCGGCAATATGGACCAGCTTTCCGCTGTTGTCCAGTTCATACAGGAATGTAACGGTCCCGTTCTTCACGCTATGTACGCACACAATGTCGGTGATCGTGTGGACCTCTTCGACAACCGCCGCCGGGTCAAGTCTGAACGTCTCCGCCTCTCCCGGCTTCACTCTCCGGCGGCTCTTGATTTTGTCCCCGATCTCAAAAGGGCACGTTGCGTTGAATGCCGCAAGTTTCATTGTTCTGCCTCCGTTTCTCCGGGGAAATTGATGATTTCCCCGGTGCTTTCGTCTACGTTGATTCGGTACTGTGTTTTGTCTATGGCTTCCGTCGCGGGTCGGTCTATCTTCTTTTCCGCCAGCGCGCGGCTACATTGCCGGGCCAGCGCGGAAAGGTGGTAGACGAACTTTTCATTGATGACGTTATACGGCATGATGACCGCCGCGACGAAAAGCCCGGTCTTTGCGACAATGTACGTCATTCCCTGCGGGGTTTCCCGCTCGTACAACTGCACCATGTCAATTACATCTTCCAGCGGCGATAAATACTTGTTCTGAATGAACGAAATCCCGTTCCGCGTTTGCAACGGCTTCAACACGCCGCCGTCGTACACCAGTGAAAGGCTCTCTTCGTCAATCCGGTGTTCCGTCGGGTCCGTGTCGGAAATGTTGATTCCCTCCGGCGCGTGCTGGTGGCGGAATATGATCTTCTCTTGCTGTTTGGCCGAAATGTCGAACATGGAATAGATATTTTCTTCATCCATGTATGGAAGTCCTGTGATCGGGTAAATTGCGGATGAATCCCCAAGCCATTGTGAAACCTCTCCGCCGGATTCCTCCCGGTCATACAGACAGAAGATTTTCGTTTTACTGCAAAGGGAAGCGACTTTCTTCAACTTCATACGGGTTCACCGCCTTTCTTTTCGAGGTATTCCCGCATGACACGGACAGCCACGCGGCACGCCTCTTCCGTGGCCGCAAGCACCGCTTCCGAACCTCTGAACCCTCCGAAATACCGATAACCAAACAGGGCGGCGCGGCTTGTCTCCGGGTCAAGAATCGCTATGGCCTCTTCGATGGTCATTTTCTGTTGTTCACCCATTCCGGCTTCCTCACTTTCTGCGCCGCTTCCTGCGCTTCTTTTTGGGTGTCCGGGGCGGTGGTGTGGCCGTCTGCGGCTCCGGCACGATCTCTTCGCAAAGAACTTCGATTTCCTCCACGTCCTCTGGCTGAAAACATAGTGTCGCGCCGGGGTCGTAGGTCCCCGCGGCCCAATCCGCCTTGAACTGTTCAAGGGCGTTTTTGTATCGGGGGAACGGGTGGACCTGCTCGGAATGATAAATTGCCATCATCATTCGTTCGTCGTCCTCCGGGTTCCAGTTATGCAGGTGATAGGCTTCGTGGTTGTCGTAGTCCCAAAGGGACAGCAGGACCACCAGCCCGTCAAACTCTTCATTCGCCCGCTGAATGCTCTCGAAATCCCGGTATGTCATGCCCTGTCCGGCGTACCTCTCCCGGATTTTCTGAATGGTCTTGCCGCCCGTATGGAGGCGGCACCGAATGACTTTCGGTTGATAGGTCATGTATTTTCACCGTCGCTTTCCGTTGTAGATGACCACCATCGACGGGAACGGGGCGGGGGCGTATGCGTTGCCCTCTTCATCGGTGAAGCGTAGCCGCCCGCGCACAAACCGGATTTCCGCTTTCCCGTATATGTAGTCGTGAAAATATGCTGTGTCTGTTCTGGCAGGAATCAGAAGAACAACCGTTTTCCCGCTCCGGGCTTCTTCATAGGCTTTGCGAACCCATTTCCCGGTTTCCCGTCCGTATGGAGGGTTACACCAAACAGCACCCC